TGGCATGAGGATTATCTGTAAGACCATATTAGATATATGCTTATGTAGGTATGCCTTTGCTTGAGATAATGCAGTAGAGAGCATTGTGACAATCATATTCTTTATGCTGATTATGCATAGTATATATACAAGGGTGGCGGTTGTGCTCGAGGGGCGGGCTGAACCGGAATGATTATTATTTAAGAATGATTAGGTTTTTCCAAGGTCGATGACCCCCCGAAGCCCCACAGGGGGGGATGGTGTGAAGACGTGATACCATCTTTAATATGCGCAATAAAAATACGACTTTTTTTTTACCCCTTTACCTCCAAAAATATGCGTGATAAAATTTTGGGTTTTTCTTTTTTTTATTTTTTTTTAAAAAAGTCTTGACTTTTAAAATTAGATGGTGTATAATACGCATATGAAGTTAAGAAATAACAAAAACGAGATAGTTGCTATATATATTTTATCTGCGGCGATATATATGTTTTTGATTGGGATGGTGATACATGGATAGTCCGTTGGATGAAATCTTTGAAATTTTGGAAGAAGATTATTTTTTTGAGGAGTTAGATTTTGACCACGACAAAGTTTCTTTGTTAGACATTAAGAGATTAATACGGGAGTTAAGATGTCGAGGATAGGTCGAGTTGACGTTAGTGGGTACGAGCATTTAGCGGAACCAGAGTTAACCGAGGAATACTTAAAAAGCAAAGAGTCTATGGGTGATGGGTTTCGTGGCAAGGTTATAAGACAGGCTCCTGTTTACATAAGAGAGAACGGTGTATATAAAAAGAATTACAGGACTCCGTTACAGAGATTAAGCAGGAAGCATGAGATAGCTATCCACAATTATTGTGTTTTAAATATGACTGGAGCTGATGCGTATCGGAATGCTGGATACAATCATAAAGACCCTAGTACTGCATTCAGTATGTTGATGAAGGAGAAGATTTTTAAGGAAGCGGTAGACAGGAAGTTTGCTGAGTTAGCTTTGAGTCGGGAGCAGGTAGAGAGTGAGTACAGTAAGATGGTTAGGGATGGAGAGGTTAAGCCTAGCGAGAAAGCAACGTTCATGAGAGATTACTGTAAGTTAAGAGGCTGGTTAAAAGAAGAAGTTGACAATGAGTCGAACAATAAATTACTTGGTATCCTTGGTAAAGCGTTGGATATGGTGGGTGACAGAAAACCTGTAATAGCAGATTATAGTGTTATAGAGGAAGGAGTAATCGATGCTGAGTCGGCGAGATAAAGGTGGACGGTACGGAAGGCAACAGAGACGTAATGAATTACGTTCAGCTAAGAGCAGGGGTAATTACAGTATTGGTGTTGGCATATGTAAGGATTGTGGTTCTTTGATTAAAGGGGAAACGTGTCCTTGTGCGAATAAGTAAAGAGGACGAGGCTAAGTTAGCTGATGGGTTTGCCAGAGCGTACAAGAGTTTAGTTGATTTCCGTAAGGTATTCATGACTAAAGATGACGCTGAGGAATTCACTTCACCAGAGTACCATCACGCTTGGTCTGATATACTACTTCATTCGTCTGATAATTACGCAATCGAAGGATTTCGTCAATCTGGTAAAACGTCCATTGTTTCTGGTGCGTTTCCTCTTTACTGTTTAAGGTTCCCTAGTGCGCATCGGAATTACATAGTTATTATCAAAGCAAACGCAACTCAGGCTGAGAAGCGGTTGAAAGATATACAGAACGAGTTCTTTGAAAACGAGTTAATAAATAGCGGTTCTAAGAAACCAGTTGAGTCATCAAGCCAATGTTTATTGGTGGACGTATATTCGCCAAAAGAGAGACGTTACATAAGAGTACGTATTGAGGCTTACGGTAGAGGAGCGAGTGTAAGAGGATTAAATGCGAGGGAAGGCAGACCAAAGATAATCTTGTTGGATGATATTCAAGATGTGGGTGACATGAATAGTCAGACAACGTTAGAGCAAGATTTTGAGTGGTACGATAGTGACGTACGGTACCTCGGTGTCAAGAGCAGAATATTTTTTATCGCTAACAATTTAGGCAAGAAATGTTTAATTGAGCGTATCTTTGAGAATGCTGATGCGTTTGGGTACAAGACAATGAAAGTACCTGTTTGTGATGCAGAGTTCACTAAATCAGCATGGCCCGATTTGATTAGTATAGAGCAGATAAAGCAGGAGAAAGAGAACAGTTTACAAGTCGGCACATTAGCTACGTGGTATCGTGAGAGGATGTGTGAGGCGGTATCTGATGAAATGCGAGTGTTCCATGAGAACACGTTTCAGTACTACCCCTACGTTAATCGTGGTAAGATGTCAGCTGACATGAATGTGTTCATAAGAGTTGACCCAGCTGTAGGATTAAAGCAAGCGAATGACCCTACGGTGTTTCTTGTCGGTGGGTTTAACGCAGACTCAAACATTTTTTTGTTAGATGGATGTCACGGTAACTGGACAACGAAGGAAAAATTAGACAGGTTATTTAGTTTATGTGGTAGGTGGAACCCGATAAACGTAGGTGTGGAGAACAGCAAGGAAGGACAATTATTTATTCAAGCTGTAAGAAGTGAGATGCCTAAGCGAAACGTATTCTTTAAGATTGAGGAAGTAACGCACGGGAGTAAACAGAAAGAAACAAGGATACTGATGTTGGAGCCAAGATTTACTGAGCGAACAGTATGGTTCCCTGATGGCAGGTACGATTGGTTAGACGAGTTAAAGGAGCAATTATTAGGGTTCACGAGGGAAGGTGCTAAGACGTTACATGATGATTACATTGACACCTTAGCGTATTTCTTACAGAAAACGTATAAGCCAAGCGGTAAAGAAGTAAAGAAAGAGTTTAACGTTAACCGTAATTCTATAGGAACAACGAGGGTTGTATGATAGTAAGAAAAATAACACTTAGTGATATTGCTTCTGCGAATAATTTAATTAAGGAATTTACGGACGAGTCACTTGGTGAATACGGGTTTACGTTTAACGAGAGAAACATTTACCGAATGATAGAGGGTTGTATTGACCACTCTTTTGTTCTTGAACACGAGGGTGAGGTTGTTGGTGTTCTTGCTGGGTTTATAGTTAAGGGTTTTTCTGATGGCGAGGAATTATACCAAGAAACTATTTGGTATGTATCTAAGAAACACAGACGTTACGGCATAAAACTTTTGAAAGCCACAGAGGATTACGTTAAGAGTATTGGAATAAAAAAGATGATGATGGTACATCTCGGAAATGAGACTTCAAATAAAATGCAACGATTTTACGAGGCTATGGGGTACAGACATTTAGAAACGCAATACATTAAGGAGCTTTTATAATGGGAGTAATAAGTTCAGCAATAACAGCAGCCGTAGTAGGTAGTGGTTTGATGGCGGCAGGAGCAGGAGCAACGGCAGTTGGGGTTATAGGAGCCACAGCTTTATACGGTGCAGCGGCATATGGGATTGCATCTGCAACTGGAATGACGGGCGGTAAAGGAGAAAAGGGTGGTTCTGCACCTAACGCTTATGCTATTGAAGCACGAGCTAAAGAAGCTGAAGCTACGGCTACCGCACAGGCTAAAGAAGCTAAGAGGAAGAGATTAGCACAGCAAACACAAACCATATTTGCTGGTGGGTTAGGATTAGGTTCTGAACCACAAGGTAAGCGTTCAACGTTAGGAGTCGGTTAATGGATTTAAATAAAATCATAGCACGGTATACTCGACTTGAGACATCGGCATCTCAGCGTGACGAGTGGATTAATCGTATAGCGAGATATGCTATGCCGACTTTATATAACTACAAGTACGACCAAAGCAACACACGAGCTAATTTACCACATGATATATTTGACAGTTCAATGGTTCAATCGGCGCAGATATTCTCATCTGGTATATACAGTTACTTAACTAATCCCGCAACTCATTGGTTAACATTATCACTTAAACAAAAAGAACTCTTGAATACTGATGGTGTAAGGGATTGGCTACAGCACGTAGAGAATAGGGTTTACAGTAAGCTCGTAGAGTCAAACTTTTATCCTAACATGCACATGTGTTATCGTTCACTTATATTCGGGAACTGTGTGCTTTATCGTGAGCGTGAAGGTGTAACGGTAAGATATAGAGCGTTACCATTAGCCGAGTGCTACTTCGAGAGAGATTACACGGGCAACATAGTTTCTATGTGGCGCAACATCAAGAAAACACCGCTTGAGATTGTGTCCGAGTTTCCTACTACGGTATCCGAGAAAGTAAGAAAGATGGCAGTTGAGGGTTCAGGCGAAACGTACATCAACTGTATACATGTTGTTAGACCCCGTTCACATCGTGACATGAAGAAGTTTGACTCAAAGAATAAAGCGTACGAGTCATTGGTTATCGACAAAGACAATAAGACATTACTTAAAGAGTCCGGTTACGACACGTTCCCATTTTTCATTGGTTCATTCATTGATGACCCATCGAGTGCGTACGGTTACGGGCCTGGTCACATGAGTTTGTATGACGCAAAGACACTTAACCAGATGATGCTCACGACTATTCGTGCGGCGCAGAAGCAAACAGACCCACCGATAAGTTTACCGCATGACGGATACATTATGCCGTTCTTGCAAGACCCAGGTGCAGTTAATTTCAGATTGACAAGTGACCCACGAGATGTAGCACAGCCACTAAGTAATGCTGCTAATTTCCAAGTAGGGTTACAGATGATAGCTGACAGTAGAGATAGAATACGAGCTGCGTTCTTTGTAGATTTGTTTTTATCTATCACGAATACTACCAAGAGAATGACAGTACCAGAGTTACAGGAGAGAATAGCAGAGCGTGCGCCGTTGCTTGGCCCTGTAATCGATAACCTAACGAGTGGGTTATTGCGCAACGTAATAACTGACTTAATTAATATCATGGCTGACAACGAGGAGATAATGCCTCCACCGCCATCTTTAGAAGGTTCAGAGTATACCATTGAGTGGTTGAGTCCGTTAGCTAAAGCACAAAAGATAAGCGACCTTAATGCAATATCTGCATTTGGTCAACTGTTAGCTGGGGCTATGCAGATGAACCAAGACGTTGTGGATAATGTTGATTTCGATATACTCGTTAGACAAGCAAGCGATGCTATAGGCTTAGACCAAACGATTATACGTGAACCAGGAGAAGTCGGCAAGATACGTGAGGAACGGTACGCTGCTATGGCTGCTATGCAACAACGTGAAGAAACATTACGATTAGCTGGTGCTGCAGAGCAAGCGACTAAAGCTGACTTGAATATGGCGAAGGCGAGACAATGAGCAAAGAAAAGTATATTGATTACATAAAACAAGAGTGTGCGTTATATGCTAATGTATTTGGTACGGAAAGCGGCAAGAAACTTCTTGAGAAATTTAAAGCTGACACATTCATCAGTCGAAGTACTGTACCTAGTTCATCAGAAATTAATCGAGACCAGATGATATGGAACGAAGCCCAACGAGCTTTTGTTCTTAAAATCATAAACATGAGTGACAGTTCACTTGTGGAGAAACAGATTCAATTAATCAACGAAAGGGAGAAATCGAATGGACAATCTTGAAGTAGGCACGGAACCAGTTGACTCTGGAGAACCCGTTGTCACATCAGAACCAGCAGTACCGTCATGGAAGGAAAGTCTTGATGAATCGTTACGTAATGAACCATGTTTGCAATCGGTAAAAGACATTGGTGCATTAGCAAAGAACTACGTTAACGCACAGAAGGCAATTGGGAAGAAAGGTGTTATTCTACCGAGCAAGTTAGATGACAAAGAAGGATGGGATGGAGTATGGAACCAGCTTGGTAGACCAGAAGAACCGTCTAAGTACAGTAAACCAGAGTTAAAAGTGCCAGATGAGTATTCTTCTTTTTACACAGAAGAAAAGATAGGAAACTTTGCAAAGATAGCACACGATGCTGGATTAACCGATGCACAGTACAAGACACTTGTAGAGAAGTACGTTGATAATGAAATCACAGGGAAAGACATGCCAGAAGAACGAGCTGAATTATATAAGAATGACCCGTACATCAGAAGGATAATGGCTGATGTAGGGCAGAGGATAAGTGAGGATTTAATCACAGGGTCTAATGCTAAAGCACCGATGAACGTTGCTAATGTTAGAGCTGAGATTAATTCTTTAATGGGTGACAAGAATAGTTCGTTTTGGAACCAATCTGCACCAGACCATATGCAGACTAAGCAGAAGGTGCATGATTTATATGCTGCATTAGCTGAGTTAGAAGGTGAGTAATGGACGAAAGTAAAGCGAGATATTTAGCACTAAAGCTGATATTTGATAGTGGGAGTGCGTTTGACAGAGAGAACGCTATCACTAAGGCTCAAGTGCTTGCAAGTTTCATTGTGGGGAAAAGCTCTGCTTCCACAGAAACTGCTGTAAAAAATGTGGGGAGCAAACGTTAGTTGTGTCCACAAAAAATGTAGAGACCCTAATAGGACAATCTCAGAATAGAAAACTTATTAAACAACAAAATTAGGAGCTACAAAATGGGAGCAATCACAACGGCATTTACAAAACAGTATAGCGATATGCTGTCACATTTGCTACAGCAGACTGACACTCGTTTACGGGGTGCGGTAGAAGTGGACATGGATTTCAAAGGCGAGTACAAGTTCTATGACCAACTCGGTCAAACAGCAGTAGTACCAAAGACAACCAGACATGAAGATACACCGATTATCGACCCTGACCATCAGAGGAGACGTGTAACGGCTGCAGATTATGTCCATGCTTTCCTTCTCGACAAAGAAGATGAGTTGAGCATGATTATCAATCCTATAAGCGGATATGCACAAGCGCAAGCTATGGCATTTGCACGTGAGCAAGATAAGATTATCTATACTGGATTAATCGGTACTGCTTACTCAGGGCAAGAAGGAGCAACTGGAACTGCTCTTTCAAGTTATCAGAGTGGAGCCCACGTTATTACTGCATCATCTGGGATGACTGTTGACAAACTTCTTGAAGTTAAACAACTTCTTGACCTTGCTAACAACGACCCAATGATTCCTCGTGTAATGGCACTAACTGCTTACGAAATCAAAGATTTACTTGCGTTGACCGAAGTTAAATCTTCTGATTACAATACCGTTAGGGCGTTGGCAGCTGGACAAGTAGATAGTTTCTGCGGATTCAGATTTATCGTATTGCCTCCGACTGAAGTAACGAATGGTATTATCACGAGGTCATCAAACGTAAACTCATGTGTTGCTTTCACAGCTGACGCATTGAAGTTTGCTATCAAGCGTGACGTACAAGTTCAAATCACACCAAGACCTGACAAAAACTACTCTACGCAAGTATGGGCAGCTATGACAGCTGGTGCGGTTCGTTTGCAAGAAGGCAAGGTCGTACAAATTAATGTAACTAACGCATCATAAGGCGGTGTAGTATGAAAACGACATTGAGCATTATAGTATTGTTGATTTTTACAGCTACGGCTTTCGCAGCTGTTGGTGTGAAGAAAGACAATGCGTATGTTGGCGAAGCCACCTACATCAATGTCATTGGTGCGGATGGTTCATTCGATGGTACGACAGCAACATTTGATGTTACGGCTCTCGACATTACGAGTTTAGAGACATCTGGTGCGATTGAAGCTGGTACAACTGTTACAGCAGGTACTAACCTTGTAGGTGCAGGATTGTCTATAACAGGCGGTATAATCGAGTTGTCACAAAGTGGCGAGAACATAACAATATTAGGAAAGCCCTTGACCGTAAGTGGAACTGATTTGTATTGGGCTGGAAAAAAACTAACAAACTAAGGAGTTTAAAATGGCAGAGTTAAAAGGAGCCAACGCAACAAAGATTGCTGACCCACAGCCAAGTAACATCTTGGAGCGTGGTAAGGTAGCTGGAGTTGTTAAGGTAATGACAGAAACGTATGATGCTTCAGTTGTAACCATCACATCTGCTGATAACCTTGTTATCGGTAAGAAGTTGAAAGCTGGTGACATCGTAATTGGTGCATTCATCACTACGTCAAAGAACGTATCATCTTGTGATATTGTTCTCGGCGATAGCGATGATGTTGACCGTTACGGTACTGTATCAATCAATAGTGCTGCTGCAGTTAACCAACCATTGGTGGCTTATGCTGGGCATAACTACGTTATTGGTTCAAACGCTGGTGACGATGTAATCCGACTAAAAATGGATGAAACGTTCAACGGCACGGTTAAAGTAACTGTACTTTACATCGAGTCTTAAAAAGGTTGGGTGGGGCTGGGTTATCCTAGTCCCACCTACTTTACTATGCTGATAGGAATAATCATAGGTTCGGGACAGGGATACAGGGAGCAGTTAGAAGCCGTAGAAGAAAAGTATAAGTTTCATACGGTGCATAGGATAGGGGTAAACAAAGCGTGTCGTTCTTTAAAAGTACATCATTTAGTGACATTACACCCAGACCAATTTAGGGGTGTAGATGATGCGGTAACACATTCGTGTTATCAAGATGCAGGGAAAGTAGATGCTGTTTGGAGATACAATAATCTCGGCGGCACATCAGCATTGTTAGCATTAGATGTAGCGAGAAAGCTACACTACAACAAAGTTATATTATGTGGTGTTCCTTTGACTGGTAGATACGGTGGGAACAACGTTATAAAATTATGGGAAAGATATAAAAGCGACTATAGCGATTTCTGTAGTAGAGTAACATCAACTGATGGAAAAACGATTGAAATATTTGGAGAAGAAGAATGGCAAGTGTAGTAGGGATTTGGAACTTAGCACTAACTCCACTTGGTGTTAATAGGGTCATGGACCCATTAGATGAAACAGAGCAAGCACGTAAGTGTTCTGCTATATATGAAGAAGTACGAGATGATGAGTTATCGTCTCATCCGTGGAACTTCGCCAAGGCGAGAGAATTGTGTGCGTTAAACGCTACTGCACCGAAGTTTGAATTTGCGTACTCTCACAAGAAACCATCGGGTGCATTGAGACTACTTGAGATAGAGTCTAATGAATTGCCGTACAAGATTGAGGGTGATAATATCTTATGTAATATTAACCCATTGTACGTTAAGTATATACGAGGTGTAGTTGACCCGAACGAGATGCCGTCTTACTTTAGGGTTTTAGTTGCGGCAAGAATGACTGTAGAATTAGCATTCTCCCTCACCGACAGTTCTATTTTTATGGAACGGTTTATGACTATATATACAGAGAAGAAGAAACAGGCGAGAGCGAGTGACGCACAAGAGGGTAGACCTACGGCTATATTTAGTGATAGATGGGTAGACTGTAGAGTAGGAAACGTTCGATAATGCCACGCTCAATAAAAACCATAACCAACTTCACGAGCGGTCAGTTCGATGAAAGATTATACGGTAGAGATGACATTGAACAGTACAGCGGTGGAGCTAAGACATTAAAGAACGTTGTTGTCGATTGGTACGGTGGCGCATCAAGAACACCTGGAACGTACTTGGTAGGTGAGACACACGACTCTGATGTTGAATCAAGACTTATTCCATTTATATTCAGTCGTGAGCAAGCGTACGCATTAGAGTTTAGTGATTTCATTATACGGTTCATTAGAGATGGTGAGATAGGATACGATTGCGCAGACCCATCAACTTTAATTAGTCCTTATGCCGATACACAGGTTAAGCAGATTAAGTATGCACAAACAGCAGACGTTCTGTACCTTGTTCATCCAGACATTAGACCTAAAGAGTTAATAAGAAAGACCGAGACCGATTGGGAGATAAGTGACTTTGCTTTTGAGAAAGGGCCGTTACTTGATTTAAATACGACTGATATAACCATTACACCGAGTCACTCTACGGGGAATAACAGAACATTCACCGCATCTGCTGCGTTGTTTGATGAAGGACACATCGGGTCTATATGGAAGATAAACGATGGGTACGTTGAGATTAAGGCTTTTACCTCGTCTACTGTTGTTACTGGTGACGTTTTATACGATAGTAATATAGGTGGTACTTCTGCTTATAAGATTTGGCAAGAAGGTGCGTGGTCAGATTATAGAGGGTTTCCAAGTGCTATAGCGTTTTATGAAGGCAGGATAGTATTCGGTGGAACGAGACATCAGCCTAACACTATATGGTTAAGTGAGCCAGGTGCATTTGAGCAATTCGCTGGTGGTTCAGATGATGGTGACTCTATATCGTTAACGATTAACGCAAGACAGATTAATAAAATACAATGGATAGAGCCAGGACAGAGTTTACTTCTTGGTAATGAGGGTGGTATTATAAGAGTATGGTCTGGTAGTGAGAGCCAACCATTGACACCATCTAACGCTAATGCTAAGCCTGTATTGAGTGAAGGATGTAATAGTGTCAGTCCGATAACCATAAGTTCTATTCCGCATTACGTGCAGAGAGATGGCACTACTATACGTGCTATGAGTTATTCTATATCTAGCGATAATTTCTTTGCAGGTGACGTTACAGCTTTATCTCGGTCACTCATTGACTCAGAGATAGTTGAAATGGCGTATCAGCAATCACCACACTCAATTATATGGGCTATAACTGAAAGTGGTAGGATAGCTACTGCGACTATAGATATTAACCAAAAGATTACAGCGTTCTCGTACCAGGAAGATGATGGAGAGTACGAGTCAATGGTATGTATCCCAGCAAGTGGATACGATGAGGTATACTTTATAGTTAAGCGTGGAGATAAGAGACTAATAGAAGTTCTCATGCCGTTCAATGAAACACAGCAAGACGAGATGTTTTATGTGCGGTCTGGGTTAACATATAACGGTGAGCCAGAGAAAGACTTTATAGGGTTAGACCATTTAGAGGGTGAAACAGTAAGTGTATTAGCTGATGGATTTGTTCAGCCAGATAAAATAGTGTTAAGTGGGGCTGTTAGTATAGATAGACTTGCAAGGAAGGTGCATATAGGGTTACCGTATAAGAGTATCATTGAGACATTAAACATAAATGGTGGTAGTGCGTTAGGGTCTGGTGCTTCAAACAAAAAGAATATAAGTCAAGTTATAGTTAAGTTGTACAATTCAATGGGTTGTAAGGTTGGGCACAAGGATAATCTTGACCAGATACCGTTCAGCAAACCAGCTAAACTGTTTTCGGGCAATAAAAAGATAGTGTTTCCTCAAGGGTTTGATGAAGATATGACAGTTAAGATAGTCCAAGACCAGCCATTACCACTAACAGTAACGGCTATTTATCCATACATGATAACAAACGACAGGGGATAAGTATGGCATTACCGGCTATAGCAGTAGGTGGAATGATAGCGAGCGGATTACTTAATGCGTATAGCTCGGCTCAAGACCACAAGCAACAAAAGATTACGAGTGCTTATAATCAGAAAGTATTAGAAGCTAATCAGAGGATAGATACAGCATTAACCGAGTTTAATATTCGTCGGATACGTAGTGAGGGGGAGAGTGTACTATCGAGTCAACGTGCAGCCGTAGGAGCGAGCGGATTTACATTTAGTGGGTCAGCACTTGACGTGTTTAGCAATTCAGTAAAGAACTTAGAGTTAGATATAATTGGAATGAGGCTTGATGCTTCAGCGAGAGCTATGGGAGTAGGACAACAGATAGAAATGCAGAAGATGACGACAGCACAATCTAAGGCTGCGTTACCGCTAAAGATAACGAGTGCCCTTGTTAGCACAGCTACGTCTGTAGCAGCAGCTACTGCTGGTGGTGGTGCTAAGCCAGACATTAAAACATCATCCGGCTCTGGCTTTAGAAACTACGGCTCAGTACCGATTAAATAGGAGACAGTAATGCCGACAATTCCACAAATACAAAGACGTGTATCACCTAGTGCAACAGGTGCGTTTCAGTTAAGGCAGAAAGACACGCAGGTGGCGAGTGCTACTAACCAACTGAGTGGAACGATACAGCAAGCCGCACAAGCGATACAGGTAATTAAGGAGAAGGCTGATAAGATAGTCGACACTCGTCAGATGACACAGGCTATGTTAGATGTGCAGAAGCTAACGTCTAAGTTCCACGTTGACATGAGCGAGAACACAGATACAGCTAATTCAAAGAATATCATTGAAGGGTATCAGAATGGTGTTCGTGAGTTACTTGGCGGTGTAGATAATAAGAGGATTAAGGACGAGCTTTACGGTAAGGCAACGTCTATGTCTTTAAGTGCAATCGGCACAGAGGAGCTTCGTGATGTAGCTCGCAACAAAGATGCAACCAATGCTAACTATGAGGCAAGCCTATCAAACCTATTGCACATGTCGAGTCTTGCTGGTAACGAGGCAGACCTTGTTGAAGCAACGTCACTACACATGGACATCTTTAACGATGTTGCTGATTTGAATGGTTGGTCTGCGGAGCAAAAAGAAGCCCAACTAAGAAAGGTAAACTCTCAGGTGCGGAAAGAACACCTAAGTGGGCTCATATCAAAAGACCCAGAGACTGCACTTATAGCAATAGAATCAGCCGAAGATTTGGCCCCAACGGAAAAAGAAACGTTGAAGGATAGAGCAAAAAAAGCCATAGAGTCGAGAAAGACAGAGCTTGAAATAAGAAACATGGCAACGAACGTTGGTGTTAGGAACGAACTTTCAACAATGATGGTAGAGGGTAATTTTGACCCAATAGCAATTAATTCAATGAGGTCTCTTTATCCTGGTGTTGATTCTAAAGTTTTCGATGATGCCATTAAGTATTATGAAACCGAACGGGCGTTATCTGGAAACTACAACCCTGCGAATATAGCTAATATTTATTCACAGCTCGCATTAGTTAAAACAGGGAAAAGCCCCAAAATAAATAAGAAGAATGCGAATGACATAACCAATGTCACGGCTAATGCGTGGGAACATTTAATGAACGGTAGGATTACTCAAGCAGAATATAATGCTATATCGAAAAAAATAGAAGATATATTTATAAAAGATGATGACTCCACTCAGAAGATAAAGCAACTCCAATCGTGGGTGAGGAACGGAACTATCCACGTAGATACCATCCGAAATGCAATGCAAAGAGCAGGGTTGTCGATGGATGAAGGAACAGCTGCTGGATTGATTACGGCTGCTATCCAAAGTAGTAATCTTGATACCCCTGCCTCTTTTCAAGAGGTAATGCGTATGCAAAATGAACATTACGCAAGAACGATAACGTTGAATGACCCAATGGTATATGAACTCGGCGAAGGTAAAGAAAAAAGGATGTTTGTCACAGTTATGGGCAACGTCCATGAATGTAAACCGAGCCTTAATGGCCCTGTGTTTGACACGAGTAAGATAGTCGGGCAGTTTAAAGAGTTAGAGGCTTCAAGACTCGCAGAAATCAAAGACGAAGAAGATAGAGCGATGAGAAGGGCTATGGAAACCTCAACAAAATCTATAACGAGTAAATTAGCAGTAAGAGTGTAATATGTCGACTCCATCATTAAGAGATGTTTACGCACAGAGAGCAAGCCTCGAGTGGAACGACCCGTATAGAGAGCGAGAGCTTTCTGGTGGCAAAACGACTCCTGCTTCATTCAAGCAAGAAGTTTCTGAAAGGTCGTATGCATCCTTCATGTTGTCTGGCTTTGCTTCTCAGGCTGGGATAAACGTGGCTGAAGATGTAGCTGGTGGTGTAGGCAGAAGTGCGATAAACTATAAACGTAGAGTCGGTCAAGTAGCAGCGTATATACCAGCAGAGTTATCGAGACTAACGGGTAAGGCTACCGAGTTCGATGCTTTAATGGGAGAGTTTTCAGAGAATGCTAACATTAGAAAGTGGCAGATAGATAATGCTGATTTTGATGATGCAACGCTTGGGATGTTATTAAAGTCTAATGCGTGGGGTAAACGTGTTATTGAAGCTGCTAACAACACAGAGATGGAGATGTTCGATGCACCTTCGCACCCTATACAGAAGATAATAACTGACCTTACTATGGGTTCAATAAGCCTTGCTGAGTCAATGTTACTGATACAGTTGGCTACACCAGCTGGGGCATACGCTTCTTTCTATCTCAACGAGTCTGCTTCAAAGTTCGATGAGCTTACGTCAGCAGGCAAGGAGATAGCATCTTCTTTAGTGGCGTCTCGGTTAAGTGGTGCAACAACCGCAGCTGTAGAGATGTCGAGTAAGTATCTGTTTTTAAAATGGACAGGGATAGCTGATGTTAAGAAAGCTGGTCTTAAAGGTGGTTTGAGTTTAGCCGCTGAGAACTTAGCTGAAGGTGTATCATCAGACCTTATATCTCATTTCTGGGGTGTTAATCCATATACGGGTACTATGGATGAAGATATGGATTGGGGTGATTTTGCAAAGAACAATATGTATTCTGCTCTAATCGGGCTTGTTCTTGGAGCTGGGTCTGGTTCATGGAGGGGGTCTCAGACAAGAGATAAGCTCATACTAATGCAACAGCAAGCTAAAGGGCTGAGTCGTTACGATGCTACAAAGATAGTAGACACACAGTTAAACAATATGGTCGAGGGTGAGTTTAGTCAAGCAACCGAGTCACTAATGAAAGCGTTTTTTAAACAAGGCTATATCTGGTTCAGATTTAACTGAAGCTGAAGCGTCACACCTTAGCGATTTACACGAAAAGCTAAGTAAGTACAACGATTTCAGGGGGCAGACTATAGACGAGAAGGCAAGCGAAGTAGCTGAACACTCGAGGCAACTGACGAAGCGGGAAGAACGCGGGCTCAGGCCCAAGCGGAGCAGTTGGCCGCCCATTTGCGCGGCCGACAAAAGGAACTCGACTATCGCGTCCCGCCGATGATCGAATCAGGAGGATGCGTCCTCGCCCTCGACCACAGAATCCCCAACGGAACCCCCCTCGAACACTACAGGTTCTACGTCAAAAGAATGTGGGAGATAATGG